ATACGTATAAAAGATGATGGTACGGCTAGAGGATTAACTTGGACTACTTCAGCAGGGGGATATCGTATTATTGGCACTACGCTGCCTACTACTACTGTAATATCTAAAACTCTATATGTTGGCTGTATATATAATACAGCCGATAGCTTTTGGGACGTAATTGCTGTCGCACAACAGGCTTAACTATTAAGGAATACCTATGATAATAATTGATTTTCAACGAACACAAGGACGTGATACCTTTTCGGATGCAATAGCTCTACCAGATGATCACACCTTTACCGAAGAAGAAATTGAAGCTATGAAACAAGAACGTTTTAACAATTGGTTAGCTATAATGTATCCTGATCCTGCAGTATACATAGAAATATAAAATGGCTAACAAATATTGGGTAGGTGGCACTGGTACATGGAATACAACCACAACCCGCTGGTCACTTACTTCAGGAGGTGCAGGAGGTGCAGCAGCACCTACCACTAATGATGCTGTAATTTTTAATGCAAGCTCCGGTGGTACATATACTGTTACCCTGTCAGGCGCGATAAACTGTAATTCACTAACGGTTAGTGCAGGTACTGTAACATTTGCAGGTGCTGGTAGTACCTTATCGATATCAGGAGGTTTATTAAGTATAACTAATAGTACGGTATGGACCAGTACAGGAAATATCACAATAGCTGGTAATCAATATGTAACGTGTGGTACGGTAGTATTAAATTGCCTCCAATTTATTATTAATACTACTGCAGGAGTTCAAATATTGCTTGGTAGTGATTTACGTTTAAGTTCTAGTAGTACGCTTACACTTACACAAGGTATTTTGTTCTTGGGTGGATTTAATTTGTATGCCGGCTACTTTTCTTCCTCAGGAACACTTACTAGGCAACTTCAGTTTAATTCATCACCTACTACTACCGGTAATGTATACCTCACTCCTGCAGGTAATACTGTAACTGCGATTAGTTGTTCGAATGTTACTGGATTTACCTGGACAAGTCCCGGCAACAGTGCTGCCGGATTTAACGTAACACTTGGTGTCGGACAGACTGCGGTGTCTTTTAATTTCGGAGCGACCGGCGGCACTCTCGCTAAGGCTATGAATTTATATATTAATGGAGGAAGTGGAACCATAACAATGAGTAATAATAGCTGGTGGTATAAAGTAGATTTCACCGGTAATACAAGTACAGTAACATCAGCCGCTACAAATATAGCCACTGCATTAACTCTAGCTGCGGGTGGCACATACACTGCTTTTACTTTCACCTTTAATGGATTTAATCCTACTTTTACATCAAATGGTAAAACAGTAGCTGCAATGACTATGAATGTTTCTTCCAGCACACTTTCATTAGTAGGAGCCGCCACTATAACAGGTGCGACTACCCTAACGAACGGTACATTGAATCTTTCTGGGTACACACTAACCACTGGTTCATTTAGTAGTAATAATGCTAATATTAGAGCTATTCAATTTGGAAGTCAAACTATATTTTTAACTTCTACCGTTGCAAGTACCGTAGTAATGGATATGAGTAGTCTTAGTAATTTCACATATACAGGTACTCCTAACTTTTCTACCGCGGCTACTGTAACTAGAGTATTCACGGTTGGAGTTAGTGGATCCACTACTGCTAATGTTCCAAATTTATATATAACTAGTGGTACAGGACTGACAACCGGCGCGTTTACTGCAAATAGTTACTTTAATATTCTAGACTTTACTGGTAGTGCAGGCGCGCCGAGTGGCGCTGTAAAAATTGCTACTTCATTAACGCTAGCTTCTGGTGGAACATATACAGGAATGCAACCTACTTTTGTCGGCAACACGGGTACATTTACAACAAATGGTAAATCAATATCATTACTTACTATTGCCCATAGTAATACTGCGTCGGTAACTTCATTATTAGGTGCTCTTTCTACGACAGGATCAGTAACCCTGACGTCCGGTATCTTGAATCTTGCTGGATATTCATTAACCGTTGCCACTTCATTTATTAGTACTGCTTCTGGTGTTAGAGCTATTTACTTTGGAACTGGAACTATATTTTTAACTAATGGTACCGCTGCAACTACGGTCCTGTCTATGAGTAATATCACCGATTTCACATATACAGGAACTGGTGGATTTTCTTGCACGATGTCTATAACTAGAACTTTTACTTGCGGAGTTACCGGTGGAACTACTACCAATGCTCCAAATTTAAGTTTAACTGCAGGTGGCGCCATTCCTACTCTAACCACAGGTGGCTTTTTTGGGATATTAAACTTTACAGGTAGTACGGGTACTCCTTCAACTACCGCACTAAATGTAAATTCACTCACCTTAGCCTCAGGCGGCACGTACACTGGGTTAACCATTAATGCAAGAGGTACAGGTACCATTACTGGTAATGGCAAAACAATAGCCGCTCTTACCATTAATAATTCAGGATTAACAGTTTCTCTTGGATCAGCAATAACTTGTTCGGGTATTGGAACATTAACTGCCGGGACATTAGCTTTAGTTTCATATACATTAACAGTACTTACATTTAATTCTTCAAATAGTAATACTAGAGCCATTCAATTTGGTACTGGAACACTAACTGCATCAGGTACTGGTACTGCATTCGATGCCACAACAGCAACAAATTTAACTACTACCGGTTCTGGAACAATTAATTTAACTAGTGCAAGTTCTAAAACTTTTGCCGGAGGAGGTGCTTCTTACCCAACACTAAATCAAGGTGGTGCAGGTACATTAACAATAACAGGGTCGAGTACATTTTCAAATATAACTAACACCGTGCAGCCTGCCACTGTTTTATTTACAGCGGGAACCACTAGTACATTTACTCTTTTTTCATTGACAGGTACTGCAGGTAATTTAATTACTATAGGGTCGCCGACCTCCGCACAACATACACTAAGTAAGGCTAGTGGCACCGTAACGGTCGATTACCTAGCTATTAGCTATTCAAATGCAACTGGCGGAGCTACTTGGAATCCGGGAGTGAATTCTATAGATGGAGGAAATAATTCAGGATGGGTGTTCGCGGCTGTGGCAAACAGTAACTTTTTTCTATTATTTTAATTCAAAATACAAACTGAACCACCCAATCACTCTTCTCCTGTCATACCACACGTGTTATACTTATAAAAAGTTAGAGTAGCTGATCGCGTAAAATATGTATTTAATTACGGAACTTGCGCGGTGCTAAGTAGTATACTCTACGATATTATAATATATGACTACTATACTGAACCAAAATAGCTCTATCAAAAAAACGTTTTACTTTATGGCCGGCCTACCCCGCAGTGGTAGCACTTTGCTTTCATCTATCTTAAATCAAAATCCTCGTATTCACAGTGGCCCAAGTAGCCCAGTCCACGGCTTAATGCTTAATCTAGACACTCATATTCGCACAGATGAACTGTTCCGAGCTTTCCCCAAACCAACAGAAGCCAATAAAATAATTGGTTCTATTATTGATAATTTTTACAGTGATGTAGATCATCCAATCGTTATCGATAAAAATCGAGCTTGGGTAAATCGCCCACACTACATTACCGGATACCTGCACACTACTCCAAAAATTATCTGTCCAGTTCGCAATATAGATGAAATTCTAACTTCATTCATCACTATGTGCCGACGAAATCCATTTAATGGTGAAAAAATCAATTTCATTGATAAAATGTTGATTCAGGCTAACGTAGAGTTGAACGATACTGAACGCTGCCGGGCATTGGTAGGACCCGGAATCATTGGGCAATCATATGACGCTATTAAGCAACTATTAGTAGATGGTAAATCCGATATGCTACACTTTGTTGAGTATAACGACCTGATTAGAACCCCCAAAGAAGTTATGCGTAAACTCTATCAGTTTTTGGGTGAGAAATACTATGATCACGATTTTACCAACATAGTAAATGTTCACCCCGAACAGGATATGGATGTGTATGGATTTGCTGATATGCACCAAGTTCGCCCTGATATTTCCCGGTTGTCACCTGATCCTCACGATATTCTGCCAGCCGGCGTGATTAAATCTTGTGTCGATGCTGAGTTCTGGAGAGACTTCTCTACAAGTAATACCAATACAACAACATAACAATAGGTAAGATATGAAGATAAATGTCACTAAACGTTCTGGATTAATAGAGCAGCTTACTATAGAAAAATGGCAATCGCAAATCGCTAAAATCTGTACAGGGATAGCGGATGTCAGCCAATCTATGATAGAAATCAAAGCGCAGCCGCATTTCTACGATGGTATAACCACACAGGAAATCGACGGTATCACGCTTAGAGCTATCGTAGACTTGATAGATGTAGAATCAAATCCAGATGTTGGTCACACTAATTATCAATACGTGGCAGGTAAACAACGACTATCTATGTTGCGCAAAGATGTGTATGGTGGATACGAGCCTCCCCGTTTGTTTGATATTGTAAAAACAAACGTAGAAACAGGACTCTATACCGCTGAGTTGCTGGTGTGGTATACTGAAGAGGAATGGGATAAAATGGATTCGTTCATTGATCATTCTAAAGACGAGCAATATAGTTATGCCGCCATTGAGCAACTGATTGAGAAATATCTAGTAAAAAATCGCTCTACCAAACAAAGCTACGAAACGCCACAGGTTAGGTACATTGTTGCAGCCGCCACTGTCTTTCATAAAGAAGAACCTCTAAGTGCAAGAATGCGTTACATAAAGGAATATTACAATGCAGCCAGTGACGGCTTATTCACTCTCGCTACTCCTGTTCTTGCTGGGCTTGGCACTCCCACTAAGCAGTTTTCTAGTTGTGTCCTCATTCGCAGTGATGATGATCTTGACAGTATTTTTGCTAGTGGCGAAATGATGGCAAAGTATGCCAGCAAACGCGCCGGCATTGGTTTAGAAATTGGACGACTACGACCACTAGGTAGCCCTATTCGCGGTGGTGAGATTATGCACACAGGTATGATTCCATTCTTAAAGAAATGGTTCGGCGACTTGCGTAGCTGTTCGCAGGGTGGGATCCGCAACGCCAGTGCTACCATCACATATCCAATTTGGCATTATCAATTTGATGATCTCATTGTGCTTAAAAACAATCAAGGCACTGAAGAAACTAGAGTTCGGCATATGGACTACAATGTTGTGCTAAATGCGTTCTTCTGGAGACGGTTTAAAAATCGTGAGCAAATCACCTTCTTTGATCCCAATCAAGTCCCTGAACTGTATGAAGCCTTCTATCGCGATACACCTGCATTTGAAGAAATGTATGTAAAATACGAACAACGAACCGATCTCCGCACCAAAACAATGAGTGCGGAAGAGGTGTTTAAGAGTGGGATTTTGAAAGAGCGTACTGATACTGGTAGAATTTATCTTACATATATTGATAATGTTCAAGCTCAAGGTCCGTTTGATCCCGAATTTCATACTATCTATCAATCCAATTTGTGCCAAGAAATACTACTTCCTACAAAATCATTTAAACGTTTAGACGATGATGAGGGCAGGATAGCTCTCTGCACACTTGGTAGCATTAATTGGGGAAGTTTCCGTAATCCAGAAGATATGAAGCGTGCCTGTAAGATTCTCGCCCGTAGTCTCAACAACATATTAGATTACCAAGATTTTTTGAGTATCCAAAGCAAATTGTCTAATGATGAAATTCGCCCATTGGGCATTGGTGTTACTAATCTAGCATATTGGCACGCAAAGCGCGGCCTTAAATATGGTGAGAAAGATGCATTGCAGGAAGTTAAATCTTGGATGGAACATCAGGCATTTTACTTGACTGAAGCCACTGTAGAAGTAGCTAAAGAACGTGGCCCTTGTTTACATAGCGATAAAACTAGGTATGGTCAGGGAATATTCCCCTGGGAGTTAAGGGCTAAAGGGGTAAATGAGTTAGCAAACTTTGCACCTGAACTTGATTGGGAAACACTACGCACTAATATGAAACAGTATGGAGTCAGGAATGCTACTCAAATGGCTATTGCTCCAGTTGAAAGCTCAAGCGTTGTTATCAATAGCACTAATGGTATTGAAATGCCAATGAGTTTGATTAGCGTTAAAGAAAGTAAAGCAGGGTCATTGACACAAGTTGTCCCTGAATATCACAAATTGAAATCAAAGTATCAATTGATGTGGGATCAAAAAGATTGTGATGGCTACTTGAAAACAGCAGCAGTGTTGGCCGCCTACATAGATCAAAGTATCAGCACTAATACATTCTACTCCCCAAAGCATTTTGCAGATCGTAAAGTGCCCTCTACCTTGATTGCAAAGAACTTAATGCAGGCTCACTTATATGGGCTTAAAACTCTGTATTATAGTTTAATTGACAAGCAAGGATCAAAGTCAGAGGCTGAAATTGCTCCTCTGATGCCTATTAATTTTGATGATGAAGAAGATTGCGAAAGTTGCAAATTATGAATATAGGTATTTACGGAGATAGTTTTGCTAGTGTAAATGATAATTATCCTGAATTAAATTGGAGTGTTATGTTAGGTAAAAAATTTACAGAAAGTAATGTAACCCACTATAGTTGGGCAGGTACCTCAGTGTATTATTCCTATAAAAAATTTTTGAATAATTATCATAAAAATGATATCAACATATTTTTAGTAACTAATCCATATAGGTATACAAAAACTATCAATATTAACAATGAAGAAGTATTGTGTGCTACTTTAAATCACGTTGAAATGTACAAAAAGGAAAAAATTAAAAATCTATTACCAATTGATGTAAGAATGTTAGATGACCTTATGGGATGGTATATATCATCTGATCAAGAATTTTTAGTTACCGCATCAGAGCTAATGATTAATCAAATATCAGTATTGGACAATAAAGTTATATTATTCCCTTGTTTCGAAGAATCATTTACGAATGATCAACGCACAAAATATAAACTACCTAAAGAACATTGTATGTTTAATTATGTATTAAGATGCAAAGAACTATTGAATATTGATATTAGTAGTAGAAAATGGGAGCAAGAGATACCGGCTATAATGGCAGCTCATTTGCCTACTGAATTTAACCAATTTGTAGCAGAGTGTATGTATAAAAAGATTACTACTAGTGTTTGGGATTTTAGCAACTTTGAAAATATAAAATTAGAACACCCTAAAGAATATTATTATAAATGAAAATAATTTAAAAATGTCACAAGAACAATACAACCTAAACACTAAAACAGATTATCTGCGCCGTAAAATGTTCCTGGACCCTGCTGGTCCGGTGACCATCCAAAGGTTTGAGGAAGTCAAGTATCCCAAGATTGCTGATTTTGAGCAAACCGCCCGTGGTTTCTTTTGGCAACCAGAAGAGATTAGCTTAAGCAAAGATGCGAATGACTTCAAGGACGCCGGCGCCGCAGTAAAGCATATATTTACTAGCAATCTATTGCGACAAACCGCATTAGACAGCTTACAAGGTCGTGGTCCTAGTCAAGTATTCGCTCCTGTAATATCCTTGCCAGAACTTGAAGCATTGATTTATAATTGGACCTTCTTTGAAACAAATATTCATAGTAAGAGCTATAGTCATATCATTCGTAATATCTATAATGTTCCAAAGGATGTGTTTAATACAATCCATGACACTAAAGAAATCATTGATATGGCTTCAAGTGTGGGTAACTACTATGAAGCATTGCATATCCTCAACTGTAAAAAACAATTACATCTACCAGTAGTAGAAAGTGAGCATATTAAAGCAATTTGGATGGCATTACACGCTAGCTATGCATTAGAAGCATTTAGATTTATGGTGTCATTTGCTACTAGCTTGGCAATGGTTGAGAATAAACTCTTTATGGGTAATGGTAACATCATCAGTTTAATCTTGCAAGATGAACTGCTACACAAAGGTTGGACAGCTTACTTGATCAATCAAGTTATCAAAGATGACAATCGATTTGCTGCCATTAAACAAGAATGCGAACACGAAGTCTATCAGCTTTATATGGATGTCATCAGAGAAGAAAAAGAATGGGCAGACTATCTATTCAACAAAGGTCCGGTGATTGGACTAAATGCAAATATTCTCAAAGACTTTGTGGATTACACTGCAATGGGTGCATTGAAAGAAATTGGAATCAAGTATCAAACTATCTCACCCAAAACTACTCCTATTCCGTGGTTTAATAAACATACTGACACAAGTAAAAAACAGTCTGCTCTTCAGGAAACAGAAAGCACGAATTATGTTATGGGAGTGATGAGTGAATCATTACACTATGATGAATTACCCGCACTATAAGGAAATAAAATGAAAGCAATTATCTGGTCAAAATATCATTGTACCTTTTGCGATCAAGCAAAGGCATTACTAACACAAAAAGGTATCCCCTTTGAAGAACGCAAAATAGGCGATGGTTACACAAAAGAAGAATTATTAGAGGCAGTACCAAATGCCCGCACGGTACCACAAATTTTCCTTGATGGAGAACTTGTGGGTGGGTTCACTGAACTCAAACAAAAATTAGCAGATTAAAAGGAATACAATGAAATTCACAATAGGAACAGTAGTTACCTTAAAACTTAACAGTGGTGAGGAATTAATAGCCAAAGTAGTAGGCGACACAGATATGAACGGATTTATTACGGTAGAGGAACCCGTGTCAATTGCTCCGGGTCCACAGGGTTTAGGTTTAGTGCCTAGTGTGTTCACTGCGGATCCAAAAGGTAAATTTATGTTAAACACTAAAAGTATTTCAATTGTAGCAGCAACCGATGACAATGTAAAACTAAAATATTTGGAAGCGACCACTGGCCTAAAAATTCCTGATAAGAAAATTATACTAGGCTAACTTACACTTATCACCGTGCCATCTATTTAAACTAGGCTTGCCCATTGTTTTTAAACAATGTGGACAAGTCTTTTTAATATTATTAGGATTATTATTTCTAAAATTAATACTTTGATTTAATTCCATTGTCTTTTTTCTTTTATCCTTAACAGATTGACAGTCAGGAGATGTTCCATTTAATAGCATAGTATTCTGTCGTTTTGCTTGTATGTTTGGGTTACTAGGATGCGAGTTATTAGAGGTCTTTGTGTTATTTGTCTTATCAATTATTAATTTGTCAGATGGATGTGTCCCGTTATTCTTTTTACTTAATTGAATTTTCTCTAAGCTTTTTGAAGAACGAGTTATTCCGGTCAATGCAGTACTAATCTTATCACACCATTCTTTAGTGCGAACCATATTTCGTAATCCATCACCCCCATCTGTTTTATTTCGTAATATACCTGTACCTATATCTTTACGACCATATGCCTCTATTAGAGTTGTTTCGTGTGTAAATGCGGAATCCTCAGACATTCCAGATTCTAAAATTACAATACGGGAAAGGTCTGTCGGAAGATGAATTTCGACTTTTCCCTTAATCCAAGCACGCGCATTAGAGCCCTTACCAATGTAATAAGGTGTTCCGTCTTTTCTTAGATATGCGTAAACATAAAACCCTGAGGGCGGGTTTGATTTTGAATAAATATTCATACTGATTGCTCCTTAAATAGCGTTAGAGTAGTTGGGAACGCTAATTCCGCGAACTACACTTTTATTTAGCATAAATATACTATAGAAAGACAATATAGACATATGGCACAGTTAAGTAGACAAGGTGATGCAAACACTACCGGTGGAACCATAATCAGGGGAGCAGGTACGGTGTTTGCTAATGGAATTCCCGTGGGACTGCATCTCAGCGCAATCACCTCGCACGCCCCGTTTGGAAGAAAACCACACCCGCCACATCAGGCAGCACAAACTACAGATGGTAGCCCCACTGTTATTTGTGAGGGTGACCCTGTCTTACGAGTAGGTTCAGGTAATACCTGTGGTCACACGATTATTGAAGGTAGCCCGGACGTATTCTGCCCATGAGCCAGTCTGGTAAACAAAGCCCACTGGGCGTTAATGTAAACGGATCCCTATTACAAAATGTAGGGTTTTACATTAATCCGGTCGCTCAGGGTTATATGGGCACTAGCAAAACAAACACTGATTACACAATGGGCACTGTGGTTGGAGGAACTTGTCTTCGGCTTCTTGCTTATGCAATCAATGATGCTTATACTAGAGGAGTGGTGGCGCAGACCCCCACCGGAACATCAACCTATGACAATTTAATTTCAATTGGGGCTGGCACGATACCGGCATTAGGTGATAGTAAACCAACTACTTACATAGTATCCGATCCCTCAGCTAGATGGCAAGGTGAAGCTACTACTGGATATAGTGAAGTAGGCGATACTGGGCAAGGACAAAGCGCAACTTGGATACCTTACAACACTAATAATGCGAACAAAAGTGTAACTCAGTGGGGTTACTTACGATTACCAGCATTGCAGGCTTGGAATGAGTTTAATTGGAATGGCATACCAGCCGGCGCCGGAATGCCAGAATACAAAGATTTTGTATCATCCTTCTTAACACTTGATGGATTTGTACGCTATTCTAACACTGCTATCAATGCGATGAAGCAAGGACAAACCTTCTTAGAAGGCACCTACAGCAATATGAATGATTTGATAAGTGCTGATATCACTGGTGTTAGCTTGTCAACAACTGCATTTGGTCAAGATTGTATTACTGCTGGTAAAATTATTGATCTATCAAAGATTTTGAAGTTTGGATTACCTTCGGTATTGTTACAAACTATTAAAAAATACAATGCGCAAACACAATCACTGAGTGTGGCATTGCTATCGGCTGGATTGATCAGTTCCGAAATTGATGCTATTACCAGGGGCACAGCAGCTTCTATTAGCAAGGAACAAGAACAACGGATATACGGCGCATTTTTAATAATTGTTGGTCAAGACTTGGCAGATATATTAGTCCCGTTAAATTGTAAAACAGAGGGGCTAGACTCATTGGCCGACTTGCTGAATATTAAAAAAATATTCCCAAACTCATACCGATCACTTACTGTTCCTATATATAATGCCAATCCTGGCCCTACAAATAGTAAAACATATTATCCGATATTTGAAGAGAATGCAGTTAGCATTAGAATAGAATCTCCGGAAGTTAAAGCAATTGTCGGCACCGTTGTTCCACCAGGACTACCACCGATAATTATCCCGCCTTCTATCGAGCCTGAAATTATCAACGCAATAATAGATGCCCCGCCAAATACCCCTGTAATAGATATAGTTCAACAAATCATATCTGGTGGAGAGCAAGAGCAAACCGGAACAGCGTTCACCGGTACCTACACTGCTGCCCCCTTTAATAATGGTGACAGTGGTGGCGGACCGTTTTAGAAAGTATCAATCACAATGGCTGAATCATTAAATTTTCAAGTAGCAGCAGAGGGGTTTGGATCCTTCTTAGAGGGCATATTGCCTGATGATATCGCCACTAGTGCGGGAGCGTTCTCAGCTTCTATGCAACAAATTAGAAACATTAGGGCAGTTAATTTTGAAAATTTTGCACAGGTAGTGTACTCAATTGAGACTACTAAAGGGCTGGATCAGGTTAACGGGACCAATGTTCCTACCAACATACCGCTAGCGGCGGCAGGACACAATTTAACAGCACTGGGTAGCGGTGCCTCCGGCACGTATACGATGAGTGACTTTTTTGGTTGTATGTCCGGGTTGCCGTATATGTGGCAAGACATTTATTCAGGCATTCAAACGATAGAAACAGCTACGCTATATAACATCTATAAACAATTGTATCTCGCAGTTACTTGGGAACTTGCAACCGCCTCAGTACAATATACCGGGCCAGATGGATTTGGCAACTATTCTATATCAGGTATAACTCTCACTGATTCAGGCGGAGGATATGGGCGAGAAGGTGCATCAGCGCCGACAGTAACTTGTAGTTGGGCATCCCCTACGTCTTCTATAGGAACTGATGATGCAAATATTACTAACTTTGGTAGAGTTACATCTATCAATGGACTTACTTTTCCGGCTACCTCAGGTTCAGTTCCTACTTTAACAATCGCTTACCCTCCCGGTACAGGATCGTTCTCTAATAGTATTGTTCAGGGATACATTGATGCTGCTAATGCAGAAATAGCAGTCATCCGCACCGTACGCCCTATTTTATCATTAGATTTGAATACTGCGTATGATGCTACAGGGGCACAATTGTTGATAGAGCAACGGGCTAGGTATACAAGTCTTCCACCTGTACCAACTACTACGCGAGATATCTGGTTGAATTTGTTCCCCACATCAATCTATGTGTTTGTAGATGCCATACCATATCTAGCACTGAACACGTTGCCACATATGACAGCCCAAACACTAGAAGCTATTTCTAACCTAACTTTACCGGGTGGACAAAGCATTGTTGCTATGATGCGTCAAGAGCGTAATCAATATAGATTAAGGGCAATAGGGATTGAGTTAGATAATAACATCGCCGGCGCGCTTGATCCCATAGTTGAACGGTTGTTGATTGCTAATGGCACGCTGCCTCTAGCAATCAGTGGAATACCTGTAGTGGGTATTAACGGTACTCCTGACTCACCGATCACAACTTACACCACACCTAGTATACTTACACAGCTAGACCCTGCAGGGAATGTTATTACTCCGGTACCAATTGGGTACGTAGATCCTAACACCGAACTCTTTATGGTTACTAGCCCGATCCCAGGTGGGACTAGTGGTGTTACTGTGCTAGGTCAGCAATCTCCTATAGCAGAAATCCTCAATACTGCTAGGACAAACGTCGCAGGTATTAATCTATTGGGCCCGGAATTGAATGGTACTGGCCCTGCAAGAGTACCATTGAATGGTGGAGGCACTGGCGGTGTTGGGCTTCAGTCCGGTGGCGGGAGTATCGGGACTGAAGGTGTGCCGAGAACTCAGCCAGGGGTTCCCGTTATCCCTATTGCTGTGGTCAGGGCAGGACCTAGAGTAGCAACAGGCGGCGGCCTGCCAATCGATACAGGAAAAGCAGTAGAGCCCGGAAGTTTAGCAGGCTCAAAAGCAACAACTCTGTTGCCCGTTACGCTGAATGCGGCTTATACAGCCGCTACGCTGTTGCCATCTATTTACACGGTGGCAGAAGCAATTGATGAAGTAATCAAATGTAATTGTGATTGCTGGGTACAATAGGTTACCCTTTTTACTAGCAAACTCATAGCCTTTGTGCTATAATGATTAGTATGAATTAATACCTGTCATAACCTAAGAAAGGAAGTAAAATGGAATTTTCCATTAAAGCAATCAATAGACTTTTTGGTTTGTTGTTGATAGCGTTTTTGTTAAACGCGGTAATTACTTTTAAGTTTGGAACATTAAAAGAAGTTGTAATAGACAAACCAAAATCGTATGTATCATCCACAAATGTGGATAGGACCCTGGATTGTCTTGCTATGAATATATATAAAGAAGCCGGGCACGAAACATTTGAAGGTAAAGTTGCTGTGGCTCAGGTTACATTGAATAGAGTAGATAGCCCATATTTTCCTAATGATATCTGTGGAGTGGTGTATCAAAAGAATTTTGTTATGGAGAAAGTAATATGCCAATTTAGTTGGTACTGTACTGGAATGCAAAAGGATAAACCAATTGACGCTGCTTATAAAGAAAGCTATGCTGTAGCTAAAAAGGTTCTTTTAGAGGGATTTAGACTTGATAGTTTGCGTGATGCTTTATATTATCACGCAGTATATGTAAGTCCAGCTTGGCCATACGAGAAAATTACTAAAATCGGAAATCACATTTTTTACAGGAATAAAAAATAATGGAACACATTTACAACTTTGTCAGCTCGATTGTTACGGCGATCACCGTTTTTATTACCACTAAATTCAGTAAGATATCTGCTGATACACTGGGCTGGCTTACTAACATTTGCCTACACGCTGCAACGATTCCCTCTATCTTGGCATTAATGACAGGTCTTACTGACAAGACCCCTTCTGTAGATATTGTGTTGATGTTGTGGGCGGCATTGGGATTGCTGTTTTTTAGGGCAGTCTTGCTTAAAGATTTACTAAACATCGTAACGATTGGTGTAGGGTTTATGCTGCAAGCAATGGCATTGGTATTGATTTTCTTTAAGTAAGAGAACAAATTGGGTGATCTTTCTATCAGTCCAGAACGACATAGTTTTCTAATAAACAACGCTATTGCCAGGGCTGAAGAAAAGAGCGATAATACTGCTATTGATGTAATCACAATGTGGGAGAAAATGATAATGGACACCAGACAAAAAGAACAAGAACCTGACTGGCAAAAAAATAACATGGAAAATGATCTCCGCAGCACTGAATGGATTCTTGAAAAAACAAGAACAAGTAATTCATATGCACAAAATCTGTATGCGGCAATGTGTAATCGAGAATTTGTACAAAATGCTGTATGGTCTTTACTTAAAGATCAACGCTGGAGTTGCTCGTGGCGCTCGGCTGGCGGAATCATTGCCGATATGCAAGAAAAAGGTGACTACATTGACTGGTATTGTTCAGGTATCAGGGATACTTCCAAGGCAATCGATGATGAACAATTTTCCTTGATGAGTAAAGAACAACAAGAGTATTATATAACAACGATGAAATATGTTGGTGAAGGAACCGTCACTGATGAAATTAAAGCTGATTTGTTGACATTGGGATGGATAGTTCTAGACGATGACGACTAAAATAAGTACAGTGGTTAGTGTTTAAATCATAAATACAGTGATAAAGGAATACTATTATGAGTTATTCAGCCGCAGTAATTGATCATTATGAAAATCCCCGTAATGCAGGAAATTTTCCCAAAGACGAAGAAAATATAGGTACAGGATTAGTAGGAGCGCCGGCGTGCGGAGACCTGATGAGACTTCAGATAAAAGTAGATCCAATCACAGGAGTTATAAAAGATGCTAAATTTAAAACGTATGGGTGCGGGTCAGCAATTGCTTCATCAAGTCTCGTTACTGAATGGATTAAAGGCAAGTCGCTTGACGAAGCAGCAACAATTAGAAACACACACATCGCAGAAGAACTTGCCCTCCCACCAGTCAAAATCCACTGCTCAATCCTCGCCGAAGACGCCATAAAGGCTGCGATAGCAGATTATAGATCAAAGCATTAAGGTATGAATAAAGTATACATTTTAGTAGGTGTGCCGGCCTCAGGTAAAAGCACATGGTGCCACACACAACAATTTGATTGGGGTAACACTATCATAGCAAGTACTGATACCTATGTCGAAGCCTATGCTACTAAAATTGGTAAACCATACAGTGAGGTATTTGAAGGGATAATGCCCACTGCTGTCAATCATATGGTGGATACTGTGTTATGGGCTGTAAACAGGCAGTATGATATCATTTGGGATCAAACAAGTACCACTGTGCTGTCTAGGGCAAAAAAATTGCGTATGCTACCCAGTAGATATGAAAAAATAGCGGTAGTGTTCACTACACCTGAACCAGATGAGTTGCTGATCAGATTAGCTAGTAGGCCCGAAAAAGTGATCCCGGATACTGTAATACAAACAATGATTAGTAAGTGGGAAGAACCTTCTATCGATGAAGGATTCGATAAAATTATATATGTGAGTTGAAATGAGCGCAGAACAAGACAAAATCAAACATAGTAGAAGACTACTCAAAGATGACAACACCGTTGTCAAACAATTAAAAATTGCCAAAGCAACTGGCGCCGTCCAGCAAAAACTTCTAGACCAGCCACACCGTTTAGCTAAACATCACGCTATGGATTGTGGTAATCCAGGATGCGGCATATGTGGTAATCCACGACATTTACACAAAGATGGACTAACGCTGCAAGAACGCCGTATGTTTCAAGAAGTTGATGACATTAGAAAAAATCCCAGCAATGGTATCTTACCACCCACTGAGCCCGAATCTAAGGAAATACTATGAATTGGGTAGATGATGTAAGAAGCAGCTTGCCGGCTCACGTGAGCGATCTTAGTCAGCTAATAGATTCCGCGATCAATCACAGTGCGTTGGATCCAGTAGATGCTCACGCTTGTGCGTTAGTAGCAGCTATTAGTAATAGCAACGGTGAATTGGCGTATGAGATTCAACATAACAGCGTCTTGGTCGGCAAACCAGAACGCAAAGCTGCGAAAATAGCAGCAGCGAACGAAAGTGTTAATAGTGTTTGGTTTAACTATGTTGAAATGTCGGAAGATGATACCATGCGACTGCTATCGTCTGGAATGATTCTTGATGCATATAACGACCAGTCACCACACGCCGTGTCTAAGAAGAAATTTACAATGTATTCATTATGTGCCAGCATTATAAGTAAGTCACCCTCTAGAGTGAAACAGCATTATCAGCAATTACAATCAGACGGGGTACCCTTACAAGAACTGATGGCTATCGGACTTATCGCAGCAGCAGTAACTGCTATCGGTAAAGTGGCGGTGTAAAGTATCCGCCGGGCGGTGTAATGCAATTACATCAGATTCACGATGCATCTAACGAGGTTGTAATGAAAATGTTACAAACCTCTCTGGCAGGAATAACGGATGCAAATCTGTTTACTAATTATCATCCGGATCACTCCCGCGATCCCGCTAATATTTTTTATATTTTGAATGATTCCACCGGCCGATACCTGAAAGGTTGCTACTATGTGTTAGAAGATAATGGTGAATACGTGTGCAGTGCCGGGTACAATGAATATGACTTAGATCATACTGTAGCACTTGCCCTTACTAGAGCCTATATAATGCCAAAATACCGTACTAAATACTTTATGGCAGAATATATACTGCCTAAAATTATTGAAAATACCACTCACTATCAGCACCTGTATATCACTGCTAACTCATATAATAGTGCAATATATCAATGGTTCATTAGAGCACACGAAGGTAAACGCACAGTTATGTTCAATGATTGGCCTGATATCTATAGAAAGTTCAAACCGATTGGGAAAAAGAATATATACTATACAGAGCAGTATGTGATTGAATTAGATAGGACTACTTTATGACAGACCAAGAAAAAATTAAATTTATTGAAGAGTATGTATTACAAATCTTTAAGAAAAATATTACATTGTCTCCGACGGATGTTCTATTAGATATCGGCCTAGATTCATTGGATGTTGTAGAGTTGCAGATTTATTATGAAGAAATAACCTCTACTGAAATAACCAACGAAGCTACTGTAAGCACTATCGGTGATCTGATGGCTATTATGGCATGAATTTCACATTAAACAATCACCTAAGGTACACCATTGGTGATCGATTATTTGGTATACGAGAGTATCCATATGAAAAATTTAAAGTATCTATTGGTAAAATAGACACAGACTACTATAAAACAAGCAATTGGCTGCAAGAGCAATATAGAGTTGCAGAGTTAATAAGTAAAGAATACGGTAATGATTTTGTAGTAATGTTCAGCGGTGGTACCGATAGTGAAATAGTGCTAAGGGCATTCAAACATATAGGTATAATTCCTAGAGTTGTTTTCATTAAATTTACCAATGATTATAATGTAGATGATTTCATAATGGCTAAGCGGATTACGGATGACTTGGGATTGAGATTAGAATCTATTGACTTTGATGTAAAAGAGTTTTATCACAGTGGGCAAGCATATGAATTTGCTGCCGATATTCAATGCAGACAAATGGCATATCTCACAGTGTATCATCATATTCGAAAAATGCAATTACCTGCAGTTATGGGAGGTGAAATGATGCTACGTAGACATACATCGCCAGTTGGCGGCAAATGGTATTATTGTTTCAGAGAAAATGAAGATGCCAGTGCAATGCGATTTAGTTTAAAATTTAATGTGCCGTTAGTGAATGAATGGTTTAGCTACACACCGGAAATGATGGGGTATTATTTGGCTCATCCTAAAATTCAATGGTTAATTACAGATCGATTTAACTACAAGACATCTAGTGTTAGCACTAAAAATGAAGTGCTTGCTGAGCTAATGCCTTCTATCTTAGATAAAGTAAAAACACATGGCTATGAAAAATTGATGGGTTTTAATGGTGAAACGTATAACACCTTGTATCTCAGTCACATGAAAAGATTAGAATCTAGTTTAGACGGAATCTTTATTGATGAAGTTTATACTCAACTATTTGGAGAAAAGTATGCCGGTTGTAAAATTAACCAGTGAACATACGATTGCAGTTAGGAACATTTTTAATCACTCAAAATATATGGGTGTTGACAGTGCTAAAATATATCAAGTTGAAAACACGGGGTTGAATGCGTTAACTTATGACATATTTTGTGCCAACTATTTAAGCGATCTTAATAATTATCATTCATTTGGATATGTTGAAGATGGAATAGTAAAAGCTTTAATATCATTCTATGAGAGTGTCGAGGAACCAAGTTGGTTCTATACTTTATATAGAAGCACCGGCAACAACAACTTATTAAGAGAAGTGTTAGATGAAGTTATAAAATACAATGAGTCTAATGGTAGATTGAAGTTTTACACATTGACACATAGCAAACACACTAAGTTGCTACGTCGATTCCATTGGAGTAAGTACAATAATACTCGTTATGGATATTTTGATGAGTACGTAGTACCGGCGAAAAATAAATGTTTCTATATAAATGCTTGGGAATTATTATATAAGAGATTGTTATTGCCGGATGATTCGATAGTAAGATGTAATTATTTACACCAAGAATACAGACAACCGTTAATGCTAGGCGGCAATTTATGAAATATCTTACTTCAGTATCCAAATCATTTTGGTTTCAATTTGTTCCAGCCTGGATTTTTGGTCTGGCTACCATTGTGATGCTCATTTCCGGAATTATCCCGATATACTACCTCTGCGCAACATTCATTATGTGGGTGTTAGTATGTGGGTTAGGAATTGCTGTAGGGTATCATAGGGTATTCAGTCATAAAACACATCAAATTCCAACTTGGAAAGAAAATGTTATTCTACTATTTGCGACATTTGCAGGACAAGGTGGTAGCATATTTTGGACAGCAATGCATCGAGGATATCATCATCCACATTCGGATACAAAAAAAGATATTCATAGTCCAGTAGCATACGACAAGAAAACTGCCTTTGTGGGATGGTATTTTAAAGTTACCGAAAAAAACAGTCCCATTAATATCAAGTATGCGGTTGATTTACTACGGAAATCAAATCATCTCTTCTTTCACAAATATAGTATTACCATATTATGGGGAGTTCCGGCTATCGTCGCATTATTTGATTGGAAATTAGCACTGAGTGCATTTTGGTTAGTAACCTTAATAGGATCAACACAAGATAACTTGGTCAATGTATTTGGTCACGTTAGGGGTTGGTTTGGGTATAGAAATTTTGAAACAAAAGACCAATCACAAAACAATCCATTCTTGGGATATCTGGCATGGGGTCAAGGTTGGCATAATAATCATCACTATGCACCGGCAGAATATGATTTTGGCTCTGGAATAAGTGGCAAATGGTGGGAATTTGACCCGTGCAACATTTTTAGACCATTCTTAAAATGACTACTTATTATAAAAAGGTCAATTTAAATATAGGGCAAGACCTTGATTTAGACAAACTTAAAGGGCAGATGCTTTTTGAGTATGGATACACACCGTATGGATACACATTTGTGATGTTTCAGATAGCTGATCTAACATATTTAAACAACATTTTTGCATCGGTTTTTAAGATACCGCCGAAATATATCCATCTAGTACAGGTAAATGCTCAAATACGACCGCACATAGATGATCACACTCTAACTAGTATGAATTATTATATTAAACCTCATGGCTTGGCAACCAATTTTTGGCAACCAAAGGAAAATGCTAGACGCCTAAGTCAGGTAAAATATAATTACGGTAGTTCTCAATATGAAGCGACAACATTGGGGTATGTAAGAGCTGATTTAACATTAGTAGATACTTTTACTGCAATTGAAAATGAAGCGTATTTTTTAAATACAAGCGAAATTCATTCAGTCGATGGACGACTACACAACGCTAAAAGAACAATACTGCAATTTCAATGGGATATTCCAATGGATAATTTGATAGAAAAACTAGGATTTTAGAATGAAAATTACTAAATTAACACATACTATTGGTGCAGAAATATCGGGAATCGATCTGGCTAATCCGCTAACTGTGCAGCAAAACGCAGATTTAAAAAATGCACTGCTGGAGAATCACGTGCTATTTTTCAGAGATCAACAACTGGCGCCTGAATATTTACCAACCGTAATACGGCAATTCGGTGATATTTTTTTACATACTACACAACCTAAATACAATAACAATCATCTTATTGGACATTTCGTTGCAGATGAGAATACTACATTTCTCACTGTAGAGGGTAGAGTACTACACGCAGATCGGACTTCTGTAAAACATCCACCGCGTACTTCTATGTTGTATGTGACAGAATGTCCGGACGTCGGTGGTGACACTGTATTTGTTAATACTGTTGCAGCTTACGAATCATTAAGTGACACTGAAAAGCTAATAATGGCACCATTGTATGCCATGCATATGTCGCCTGGCGCAAGCCGCGCAAAAATGGTATGGCCCCCTACATCATCGGTTGACCAAATGGGTCGGCCGCAATGTGCTTCCCATCCAATCATTGCTACTATACCTGAAACAGGAAAAAAGTTCATAAATGTTAATGAAGGATTTACTATAGGAATCCCAGAGCTTTCAGTAGTAGAAAGTAATCATATTTTGTCAAAGCTTTTTTATACTATACTTAATCCTCGATTCTCTTGCAGATTTAAATGGACACCTAATACGATTGCATGGTGGGATAATTTTGGCACACAGCATCAAGCAATATGGGATTACCATCCTAGTACTAGAGTAGGATTTCGAGTTCTTTCTGCAAATCTTTATTGACGGAGTTCGTAAGCGTTGCTGATTTCTAATGATTTAATGCAAACCCAGGGTGGCTGTGATATAATCCATTCAATTGTCTGTGCAATGTACTCTGGTTGCATGGGAGTGTACGAGTTGAATTTGTAATTGGTATAATTTTCATCTGGCGGAGGCCGAGAGCTGACCGCTGCGATCATGTCTGTATATATGTAGTCTGGTTCTAAGCTGGTTATGACTAGTGGTTTTGCTCTTTTATTTGATAGGTTGTTGCTTAGATTTTTTAAAAAAACTTTGGATGCTTTGTAGGTTAACTCACTGAGGCTAGTTGCATGACGTCCGGATATGTTAGCAGACACGCTAGATACATTGATTATATGTCCCCATAGCATCTTTTTATAAAAATTTAATAATAAAAATCCTGCCGCTTCTATGTTAGTACTATACATCGCATCAAAATTGCTGCCAGCAACACCAGCATTATTAATGAATACCTTTGGTGTGTATTTTTCAACTAACATTTCTCTAAAAACAGGATCAGTTATGTCTCCGAGTTCAGTTACAAATTCTCCAGGTGTTCTTGCAACTCCCACAATAGAGTAAGAATCATTAAAATGTTGGGCGCAGGCTAGACCAACGCCGCGGCTTGATCCAGTTATTAACATAATTGGTTTAGTCATTCTTTATCTTCTCTATTAATTTATTTCTCTTGCCGCCCTACTTAAACGACCCCGACGTATAACTAACGTTTTGTTATTTTGGCTAGATAAAGTTTTAATTCCGACATCCCCGATTATTTCGCGAATGTAATCCCATTTAATGTCTGCTAAATTGGATAAGAAATGAATATTCTCGATCTCATATCTCTCTAAGAATAAAGAAGGATTTACCGTTTCAATAATTTTTTTAACGTTCTTTTTTCTTGAAGTTGAAATGCTGTCACGTACTACGTAATAGAATTCAAAGTACTCTTTAGTTTCTGCATACTTAATGCCCGCTGCCATCATCGAAAGACAAACTTCAGCATAATAATCGGTTAATTTTAAAGTAGACTTACTGTTCTTGACATATACATTTGAAAAAATCCAAATAGGAATAATTTTCCAAAAATGTTGGGTGGAAATGCCTACACATATATTGTTGTCATAGCAACCATACACTCTACCAACTGTTAACATATTTTGCAACTTTTGTAACAGGCTAGAATGATCTATTGGAACTCCGTATATCGTGGTATGATGAAATATACAACTTTTTATATCTTCAATGTCATTTATGGTTAATTCTCTGGAGTGCATACTATATACCGGGTTATTCAACTTAACTTAGTGATTTTTAGCTTTGGACCTAATTGTAGATAAATATATTTATGTTCTCAGCTAGCGCTCAAACAATACCTAAAGTACAGTTAGTAACTGGAATTGCCTCGTTATTTGGAATATTCTGGGCAGACTTCACCGGTCCTAACATAGCTATACTGGTTGCTAGTTTTTATATTTATAGCATTTTAGGCATAAGCCTAACTTTTCACCGTTATTACTCGCACCATTCATTCGAATTTAAATATGCGTTTATAAAATGGATATGCACATTGATTGCGATTTTATCAGGCAGGGGCAGTCCAATTGGATGGGTGTATATTCATAGAATTCATCACGCATATTCAGACACTCCCAAAGATCCACACAGTCCTAAGTATTTGGGATTTAAACTATTTGGATTCAAACACGTTAAAAAACATCTCAGCGGAGATATGAATTATTTTATAGTTAAAGACTTGATGAAGCCAATTCAATTGAAAATTAACAAATATTATTTTTTGATTATTTTAGTTTTTGTTCTATTGCTGGGAGTAATAAATTTAAATCTATTATATTTTGTGTGGATTCTACCGGTGTTCTTGATACAGTTAAGTCAAAAAGCTTTTAACTATTATTCACACACTAGTGGATACAGAAACTTTGACACAAAGGATAATAGTACTAACAATATTTGGCTATGGCCATTTATCTGGGGCGACGCCTGGCATAACAATCATCACGCTAATGCAGCCGACTTATCTACCAAAGTGCGCAAATATGAGTTTGATCCGGTGGTAACTCTGGCAAACGTAATTAGAAAATAATAAATACATATATGCACACATTCACTACATTCACTACATCCAGTACTAAAGGTGTACAATCATTTATGATATTATCGTTGTTAGGTACTATTATTGCACTATGTATCTACGGGGTGTCAATTAATGCGGTATTGCTCACTTTTGCAGGTTATTTTTTATATGGGTGTTTAGGAATTGTAGTTACGTATCATAGAAGATTGACACATAGCAGTTACAAAACCTATACATTACTGACTAGAGTGTTGTCTGTGATTGGATGCTTTGCTGGAACAGGAAGCCCGCTAGCTTGGGTAGCTATCCATATCAATCATCACTTGAAGAGCGATCAGGTAGATGACCCGCATAGTCCAATACACAAAGGTCTTAGAATCTTTACCCTTGATTATGTAAATGAAGTTGATGCTGATACTAAATGGCGTATGAGAGCGTTAGTTACAGACAAGTTCCATCAATTCCTACATAGGTATTATTTTGTAATCTTAGCAGGGTATAGTCTTTTATTGTTCATGATTGGTGGATTTTGGTTAGTAGTGTTCGCACACTTGGCACCAGCATCATTAACCGGGATAATGAGCAATGTTGTGAACTATGTTGGACACAAACCAACTTGGTGGGGAGGCTACCGTAGTTATAACTTGAATGATCACTCAGCAAACAATTGGCTATGGGCTATTCCAAGCTGGGGTGAGGCCTGGCATAACAATCATCATAGATTTCCTAAAAATTATACCTACACACAAAAATGGTGGGAATTTGACATTTCTGGATTAATCATTAAAATAATTAAAACATGAATTGTATATTACTATACGGCAGTAATATGATGCCGTTACAAAAACACGGTGGGGTCTTTAGAATTGCGTCAGAATTAAGAAAGCACGATTATTCGGTAATGTGCTTAGATATGGGAGCATTTGAACGAGTAAGCAAACTAGATCAAATCGCAGAAATCCTATCGAATGTAGTTACTGAAACTACACTGTGGGTAGGCTTTAGTACTTCGTTCTTTGATAAGATATTTGGATTGAATTTTCGTTCAAAACGTGAGACAAGTCCCAAGCTAGAGGCATTTCTCGCGTTTATACGCACATTAAATCCCGATATAAAAATAATTGCGGGCGGATCTAGATACTTTCCGTTGGAAAGACACGGGGTTACTATTTTCAAAGGTTATAGTGATAAAGAGATTGTTGACTTTACAAAATGGTGCTCCACAAAAAAATTATCTAACTTAGAATTTACTACTAGCTTAGTTCAAGGAACTGAATTTAAAGAGTTCTCTTCTAGCCAAATCCGATATGTGAAAGAAGATTTAGTACAATCATTAGACGCCCCTCCTATCGAAATAAGTAGGGGATGTATTTTTAAATGTAAATTTTGTGCATTTCCGTTAAACGGAAAAACAAAGGGTGATTGGGTCAAGCACGGAGAAATATTGCTAGATGAGTTGAATTATAACTATGATAAGTTTGGAATAACACATTATACCTTCACAGATGACACCTACAACGATAGCCTAGACAAGTTAAAATATTTACACGATACCGTATTTTCTAAACTTAAATTTCAGATACACTTTTCAAGTTATCTACGCCTAGACTTATTGATGAGATTTCCTGAATCAATAGAATATTTAAAAGCATCTGGTCTTCGCTCTGCTATGTTTGGAATAGAGACTATCAACCACCAATCAGCAAAAGCAATAGGAAAAGGTGTAGAACCGTATACACAACTGGAGTATATAAGGGAATTAAAACAGAATGCCTTTAAGGACATACTGATATCGTCAGGGTTTATTCTAGGGTTACCCTATGATACATTCGATACTTTACAGGAGTTTGATGAATTTCTATCTTCAGACAGAAATTATTTGGACTCTTGGCATATTAGCGCACTGGGAATAACCCCTCCCAATCGATTCAATAACACTTTTTATTCTGAGTTTGATCTAACATACGAAAAATATGGTTATGAAGTAGACGATTTCGGCTGGTTTAATAAAAATACAGGATTATCATATGCCCATTGTTATCAAATTGCCGAAACCATAATGGAAAAATCAAAGAAGCACCCGAAATGTAAATTTGCTGGATTTTCGTATAATTATGTTCGTAGATTAGGTATACCGGAGTCTGACATAATAACTCTATCAAGAACAGAATTAGAATCTAAATATAATTTGGGACTGTTAAGTAATCAAGAGTGTGAAACTTATGTAACTAGTATGCTAAACTTATCCCGAGATATTAAAAATTTAAGATGATACATCTATGCGAACACAATTGGCATCAATGGCAATATGGCAACGATCTACCATATGGCCGGCAGACCGCTAACGAACCATTTAAAACTATCTATCATAAAACAGATAAACTGATTCGGTCATATAAAGAAGAGTTATTGATCGCTGCCCAAAGCACAATGGATCATTACCCTGGATTGCAGCCTAGTATTTTTTTTAGTGGCGGAGCTGATAGTGAACTCGTATTACGTTCTTATTTGGGAATAGGTGCTAATCCAAAAGTCTTTATCGTACGTTATGAAAATGATTATAACATATATGATGTTAGTTATGCAGTAACTATTTGTTCGTTGTTAAATACACCGTATACTATTATTGATTTTAATTTAACAAAATTTTATGAAAATGACGCCGAATCTATCTCTGAGATGGCACAAATAGACAGACCTAGAGCCCTGCCATATTGTAAATTTTTAGAGATCGATGATGGTTTTCCGGTCTTGGGAGAGGGAGATCCTTATTGGGTACGTCTAACTAATGACTACTCTCAACCCGGTCTCTGGAAATTCAGAGACGTAGAAACGTTCATTGGATGGGAAAAATATGCTATACATCTAGATAAGCCGGCGGTAGTTCAATTTTTAAAATGGTCACCGGGTCTAGTATTGGCCCATACAAACCTTACTTGGTTTAAAAAACTAATTAATGATGAATACTATGGTAAGTTAGGCACAAACTCTACGAAGCTTATTGGCTATCGGGAAGTATACCCGGACATGATTGATAGACAGAAAAAAACAGGTTTTGAAAAAATAGATAGTTTGATAAATGAATTTGCGTTATTCCTTCAAAAAAAGTACTCGGGATCTCATTATGTGCATCTAGTAGATAGAACTGTGGACGAGCTTTGGATGGAAATAGCCGGATTTGAGTATGAGGCCTAGTGAAGAATGAGATTAAATGGACATTATGTTGTTAATGGAGTAGTTATCGCCAATAAACTACGAGCTATTCTTGAGGCTAGTAGAACCAAAACTAGCTTACAGTGGGTTTTTTTTGATGAAATCTTTGCAGAACCTAGTAATATTAACTTTCACACCGTATCATTAAAAGAACTGTATAGAATTAGAGCACAGCAACTGCGAGATACCAATGATTATTTAATTCTTAATTATAGTGGCGGAAGTGACAGCCACAACATATTAATGACGTTCTTAGAGAACCGTATACCGCTAGATCATCTGTACATTCAATGGCCTGAGAGACTAATGGATAAGGGAATTTATACTCCCAATGCCATAGATAGAACAAATGCCAATTTCCATTCAGAATGGGATTTAGTAATAAAAAAAGATTTAGAATGGATCGGTAATAAGAATCCTGAAATTAAGATTGAAATAGGTGATTGGACAAACACACTTAATGAGCAATTTTACAATGATGACATCTTTACCAATGATGTTAGTAATCTTCCTAGCATTGCTAGGTCGCAGAAACAGACCACCTTTAGTCCGACTGAGGGCAAGTTAGCATTACACGGTAAAAAAGTAGCAAGCATATTTGGCGTAGACAAACCTAGTATAGTTAAAAAAGGTAATCAATGGTTCTTTTACTTTATTGATACCGCTTGCATGGCACAACCTAACCCTGATAATCCACACGGTACTGAGTATTTTTATTGGAGCCCCGACTTCCCGGAGATTGCCCACGCACAAGCTCGGGCTATGAAAAGATATTTTGAAATTAATACCAGTAAAACATACTTAGTACAAGCCATGTCGGAGAGAATTCAGGCTCTACCGAGTTTACCAATAACTACTAAAAGTTATGAAAAACACTATCTTGAATATTCTCAGCTTGCAGAAATAGCAAAATTAGTATGTTATCCTTATTGGGATTTCAACAGATTCCAAGCAGATAAACCCTTCGCAGTACTGGATGGATTTAAAATGGGAATGAGGGCGTGGGATAATATACTATCCAAAGTTCCCGGGTTTGATCGAGTACAGCAAGCTTGGGAATATCATTGGAAAAGCTATCTAGATCAAATTGATATGCGATTTATGAGAAACAATGATACACTAAATGTTTGCAAAACAGTATGGCACCCTATTAATTAAATGAACGTATATACGGACTAAATAACACGTGTACATATTTTTTAAGGAAGAAACAAGACCATCAGTAACGATTCCTTTTTATGCTGAAAGGAATCCAGCGTCATCTGCCTATAGGAAATACTTCAATGACACCTATATTACTACTAGTATCTTCATACTATCAGTGGTAACTTATTCAGAAGATCGGTTAACGTTAACTAATAAGATGACATGGATTTCGCGTGCAGGATTCTTACAGTTTTCGACAGACTCATTTTGTTATGACACCCAGATAATTCCAAATAGAATATATAATCGTGAAAATAATATTATATCACGCATATTATTATAGTAGAAGAAAGCAAATAAATAATGTCAATGAATTCTCCAATTTGGAAACAGTTTGATTCCTCTGTTTTTTTTAAAGACTTACAAATACCATCTGACTGGGAAACATTAGAGGATTTTGTAAATTGGTATATGGAGTCTAAAATTCCCATGATGATTCCTTGGAACGCTGAAGTGGTGCGTAGTGATGATGCCGTTGCTATTTGTTTGTTCAGACACGGGGCATACCAAGTTGAATTATACTTAGTATATCCTCAAATGTATATACGTAACCATTCGCATCCTAGAATGGAAGTCATAACTATGGATTTAGGTGGAGGCAGCTTATCACCACGCCAACCAAACAATACTTCAAGGACATGGGGAGATACCTCTACGAAAATACTATCAGGTGAATATCACGGTGGAGAAACCGGTAGTTTATTAGGAAATGGATTTTGTATTCTTTCATTTGAAAAATGGCATAACGTTGATGAAATGACTTCAGCTGCCATTCAATGGAAAGGGGAGTTACAGGGTCCTATTCAAACAAGTCTGATTAAAACACACAAACCAGATGCAGTAATTATTCCGGATAAGTATGCTGATGTGTCTGATGCATTTATAAATCTCTAATTTTAAAGATAAATATATTATAACTTTATAGGAAAAAATATGTATCAGATTATAAGAACCGCAGCAAGACCGTCGATTGATATAGAATTTTTTAAAGTAAGTGATATTGATGACGTTTCAAATCATTTTATGACATATTGGGTTGAAACCTACAGACACACTGATAAATTATTGTTATTGGTACAAGAACATTCAGATGACCAGTTGACCATGACAACTACATTTATTTGGGATAGTGAAGAGACTTGTAATGACGTGTATGCAGATCCGGTAGTTAGTAACTATTGGGCTATTCGCGATGCATATAATACTGAGAATGGCGTTACCTTCTCAGAAGTAAGAAATACACTGTAAAATATTTTGGAGCTCCTTTAAAAGGAGCATAATAATGGAACTTTTTAATCCCCTGTCAAGTGATTGGCTCTCATATAAATTTGAGATGTATAAAAAAATGCAGGTAATGGACACTGCATATTATTGTGAAAAATATAATGGATATGTATTTACCCGATACGATGACGTAAAATACGCATTAAAAAATCACGATATTTTTTCCTCCGGTCGCGGAAATCTTATTCAAGAATCCCCACATCGGTTCAATAGAACACTTGGGGCGTCTGATGATCCAATGCATAGTATCCTCAAAAACATAGTTAAAGAAGCATATAGCAAAGAGAACATTCAACGAATAGTCAATTGTTTTGTAGAAAGGTCAACAGAGTTGTTGGCTGTTAATAATTCAGTTTTTAACTTGTCAAGTTTAGTAGAAGAGGCTAGTGCTTGGGTCAGTACAGAAATTCTGAATTTACCACATTGCAAAAAAGAAGTTCATAGATTAGTACTTGGCATATTACGGTACGCTAGCCAATCTGTGGCACACAATGTAGATCAGTCATACTACAATGAATTTACTAAGTTAATAGTTAGTTTGCTTAAAAATAAAGTCCCGTCAGTTGGTCCTGGAATATACCATGAATTCATAACACATAGTAAAGACGACACATTGATTTCATTATTTACCGGTCCAACTATTTCTGGAGTTGGATCATTGTCTGGCGCTCTGGGATTTTTAGCAGTAGACCTATATAGGGAGGATCTATTTGAGACATTAAATCAAGATAGATCATTGATTCCCGGGCTGATTAACGAATCATTGAGGTACAATTCTTCATCAGGTAGAAAAGTTAGAACGGTAACAAGAGATATTAGTATGCATAATGTATCCTTGAAATTGGGCGATAAGGTTATTTTGTCTCTAGAGGCAGCAAACAGAGATCCTAATATGTTTGCTGACCCAGATAAATTCTTACCAGAACGCGAAAATGCAGGAAGCCTTGCGTTTGGATATGGAATGCACGCCTGTATTGCATCCGTTATTAGTAAGAAGGTACTTCAAGTATGGGTCGAGTTGTTACTAGGTACATTAGGTAAATATAAAATAACGCCAGACCCCTCAGGATTCGTCTTTCAGATTACCTCTTCCGGTAATCAAGACTCTGTAACTAATCTGATGGTGGAAACTATTTAGGGGATGAAAATATTAATATTTTATACTCCTAGGAGTAAAAGCACAATGATACACGATTTGTGCTGTAAAAAATTCAATTTACGCCCGTTTGGTGACACCATAACAAAAAACAGAATCAAAAATAAGAATTTTAATGAATATCCGCCGTTGATAGCAGTCATCAATGAAAGCGATAGTATGTGCGTTAAGCTTAATGGTAATGATTTTTTTGACTCCAATAGTAATGCTATAACTGAGTTGTATAAAACAATAAACTATCAATCGTTTGACACCATAATTTTCTTAACTAGAATCAATTATATAGATGCCATACTAAGTTATGCGTATATGGATCCCGACGACAGTACCACTTGGCATAGAAAAAAGAATCAGAAGGTTGTCGCTGAACCGTATACTATATCGCATAGTAAGATACATCATTTATTAAATGGATATCTATCGTATAACAAAATTAAACAGTATATACTTTCTGCTGTTACTACTTCTACCCAAGTATATGATTATGAGTACGACAATGTGGCTAATTTAATACTTAAATTAGAATTGGGAAGTGACATTGATCTAGTGCCAATGGACATTGATTATAAAAGTGTAGTAACAAATTATGATGAGGTTGTCACCGTCGTTAGTGAATTTGTAGCCCAGTATAACTTATTTGACATCAATTAATAGCTATTTTTAAAATAGGACTAAATAACTTACTATGAATAAAACTTGTAACTTGTGGAAACATATGGAACTCTGGCAATCAATAGCCGGCAACTCCTTTGCGCCAGCATATCCAACAAGTATTCGCGGATTAAATGAGGTACAAAGAATCTCGGGGATTAGGTAACAGGTTAGTATCATAAAGAACTTTATCTAAACCCCGAGAAACTTAACAGTCTCGGGGTTTTTTGCTTTAAGAGAAAGAAATTACTTGACAAGATTTGAGAAAAAGAGTAGAATACACTCTTGAAATATTGTGATACAGCAATGTACTGGGAACGTAGCCCAGATAGCGCACTTGAAACTTGCTATAAAAAGGCGGACAAGATACATAAAATCTGTGGCGATAACACAGAGAGTAAGACTCTTGAATAGGGTATAACCCTATTATAACGTGAGCAATCACGTTATTCTAAAGCATATTGTAAAAGTGTGCTTTAGAATACACTTTAGGTCAGACATTTGGCTGACTGGAAATCACCGCCCTAGAGTGTTTTAAATGTTAATTGGAAGATAGTGACGCTGGGCGTTAACGGGACTTGAAATCCTGACCACTGTTGATGAAACGGTGACAGTTCGATTCTGTTATCTTCCTCCAATAAACGGATTCCGTGGGTTCGA